AATCCAAGTTCTGGAGCATTAAGTGTAGAGAACGCAGACGCTGGTTCATCAGCAGGTCCTGTATTAACATTATATAGAAACAGCGCTTCACCAGCAGACGCAGATTACTTAGGACAAATTAAGTTTAGTGGCGAAGATGATGGTGGTGCAACAACTGTTTACTCTAAAATTACAGGTAAAGCAGGTGATGTAACAGACGGAACAGAAGATGGTATCATAGAGTTTGCAGCACAAAAAGCAGGCACATCAACTATACTAGCTAGACTTACATCAACAAAATTAGCGCTATTAAACAGCACATATTTAGAAGGTAATGTTACAGGTAACTTGACAGGTAATGCAGATACAGCTACAGCACTTGCAACAGCAAGAACTTTATCGTTTACAGGAGATGTAACAGGTACAGGAGACTTTGACGGTTCAGGTAACTTGGCAACAGCATTAACTATAGCAGCTAATAGTGTTGCTTTAGGCACAGACACTACAGGAAATTATATGGCACAGGTTTCAGGTGGAGATGGTATTACAATCTCACATACACAAGGAGAAGGTTCTACAGCAACAATTACTGGAACGGCTATATATAATGCGAGTGGAACAAAACTTAACTAGGGGTAACAATGGCTTTAGCAAGTAGAACAGATTTACAGGATTATTGTTTAAGACGATTAGGCCATCCTGTAATAGAAATTAATGTCGATGAAGGCCAACTATCAGATCGTATGGATGACGCATTACAGTTCTTCCAAGAGTATCACTTTGACGGTGTAGAAAAAACTTTCGTAAAACATCAGATAACTGGTTCTTCATTAAAGTTAACTGCTAACCTAGGTGGTAATTTTACTAAAGGTGAAGATTTAACTGGTGGAACATCTGGAGCTATAGCAAAATTTGATAGCACAGATTCTACTGCACAATTTTTATATGTAGAAGAAATAAAATCAGGAACATTCCAAGCATCTGAGACAATAACAGGAAGTGAATCTGGAGCTACAGCTACATTACATTCAGCCAACCACTATACAGAAGGCGATATTGAAAAAGGATATCTTCCTATTAGTAATAATATAATAGGTATAACTAGGGTCTTTAATTTTGGTGGAGCAGCTACAAACAATACAAAAGACGGCCAACTGTTTGATTTAATGTATCAGTTTAGAATGAATGATCTATATAATTTAATGGGAGCAGACATGATATATTATTCAGTCGTACAATCTCATTTAACAACATTAGAAAAACTATTAGTAGGCGAAAGACAAATTCGTTGGAATAGGAAAACAGATAGACTCTATATAGATACAGATTGGGATAAAACATATAATATAGGCGACTGGGTTATAGCTGAAGGTTATGCAATTTTAGATCCAGCGACATATACAGAAGTTTATGATGATATGTTCTTAAAGAAATATACAACAGCACTATTTAAAAAACAATGGGGCGATAACCTTAAGAAGTTTGCAGGGATACAAATGCCAGGTGGTGTAACTTTAAACGGAGAAACTATTTACAACGAAGCGGTGCAAGAGATACAAGCAATTGAACAGGAGATGCAACTTAAATATGAACTGCCTCCTCAATTTATGATAGGATAATACTATGCCAACGAATAATTATTTTCAGAATGGCGGTGGTATAGGAGAAACAAGCGAGCAACGCTTAATCGAAGACCTAATTATCGAAAGCCTAAAAATATACGGCCACGATACATACTACTTACCAAGAACAATAGTTAACAAAGATACAATCTTTGACGAGGATCAATTGTCAAGATTTACGCAAGCGTATCCTCTAGAAATGTATTTAGAAAATGTACAAGGGTTTGAAGGACAGGGAGATATATTTACAAGGTTTGGATTAGAAGTTAGAGATCAAGCAACTTTCGTTTTAGCAAAAAAACGATGGGAAGACATGACAATAAGGCAAGGAGGATCTTTTACTCAAGGCATAAACAGACCTTCCGAAGGCGACTTAGTATATTTTTCTAAAACAAAATCATTATTTGAAATTAAATATGTAGATTTTCAAAATCCATTTTATCAAGCCAACCAGATATATGTATATAGATTAACTTGTGAACTATTTGAATATAGTTCAGAGGATCTGGATACAGGTATTGCAGAGATAGATGCTATAGAAACAAAATACTCTCAGGACATGTTAGAGTTTCAGTTTCAGAAAGAAGATGGTGGATTATTTTTAAACGAAACAAGTGGAAGTATAATTACAGAGGCATATTCAACAAAAGTATCTGAGCCAATAGATAACGCAGACTTTGATAACTTGGTAACTTTAGAAGGTATATTAGACTTTAGTGAATCTAATCCATTTGGTGAGATAGGAGGATATTCATAATGTTTAAAGATAAATCATTTTATCACAGTCATATAAGAAAAGGTGTTATAGCATTTGGAACTATATTCAATGATATAAACATTGAAAGAAAGAATTCATCTGGTGCAGTAGCACAAACGCTTAGAGTACCTTTAGCGTATTCTACAAAACAAAAATTTATGACAAGGATTGCTAGAGTATCAGACTCATCTACAAGAGGTGAAGTAGCACTTACATTGCCTAGAATGGGATTTGAAATAGACGGATTAGATTACGATCCAGCTAGAAAAATAGCACCTATAAACAGAACAAAAGTAGTAGGGACAGGAGATGATACGAATACAGTAAGATCTGTATTTGCTGCCGCGCCATGGAACATGAATTTGGCCTTATATATATTTGCGAAGAATCAAAACGATGGATTAGCAATAATAGAACAAATACTTCCTTACTTTAATCCAGACTTTAATGTAACAATAAACGATCTTCCGGAAGCGGGGATCAAAAGAGATATAAAAATAACTTTAGATAATGTTGGTTATGAAGATGAATACGAAGGCGAGTTTGCTAGTAGGTTAAGTGTAGTATGGACATTAAGATTTACAATGAGACTTAACTTTTACAGCCATGTGGGTAATGTTGATGTTATTAAACAGGCAGTCGTAGACGCTTATAACGATCCAACATTATCTTTAAGCAAATCAGGGCTAAGTAGAACTAGGGTCAAAGCAACAGTAGATCCACAAACAGCTACACCAGCCGATGCGTATTCATTCTTGGAGGAATTTGATGACAACTTCGAATAAAAATAGTGGCTTTGAAGAATTAGATAAGAGTTTTAACACAAAAGAAATAACAAAAGCTTTAGAAACTAATCTTAAGAAAGTCGAAGAAGAAAGACAACTACCAGCAGTAGACATGTCTGAAGAGCAAAAAGAAGCTCTACACGCAAAACAGCAAGAAGAAGATTTACAATATGCTAGGTCTATTTTAAAACAGGCAGAGGCATACAATGCTGAGGCCATTGAGGGTATATTACATATAGCAAGAAACTCAGATCAACCTCGTGCTTATGAAGTAGCAGGTGGACTAATTAAAAACTTACAAGACACTGCTAAAGACATGCTAGAAATACAAGAAAAGCATAAGAGGGTAGTAGACGATGGCACAAAAGGTAAAAACATTAAAACACAGAACAACATGTTCGTAGGTAGTACAAAGGATTTATTACAAGCATTAAAAGGCGAACAAGCTAAGACAGTAATAGAAGGCAAAGTAGAAAAAGATAATGGCAAGACCTGAACAAGTTTCATATCATGGCAATCCAAACCTTAAACCGTTATCGTATCAGCATGATTTCACTAAAGAAGAAATATCAGAGTATGTTAAATGCCAAAATGACGCCAAGTATTTTATAGAAAACTATGTAAAAATAATTACTTTGGATAAAGGATTGCAACCATTTAAATTATTTGATTGCCAAAAAACGAAAGTAGATCTTATAATGGATAACAGAAAAGTTATCTTAATGGAAGGACGACAACAAGGTAAAACAGTAACAGCAGCTGCATGTATATTACATTATACAATCTTTTCAGAAGATAAAACAGTAGCTATCATGGCCAACAAGGCCTCAGCAGCAAGAGAAGTATTAAACAGATACCAAATAATGTATGAGAACTTACCTTTGTGGATGCAACAAGGTGTTAGAGTATGGAATAAGGGTGATGTAGAATTAGAAAACAATAGTAAAGTATTATCAGCAGCTACAACAGCATCCGCCATTCGTGGTAAATCAGTTAACTGGTTGTATATTGATGAGGCAGCAATTATACCTAATAACATAGCAGACGAGTTTTTTACTTCTGTTTATCCTACAATCTCAGCTGGTGAGACAACAAAAATTCTACTTACATCTACACCACTAGGCTACAATCACTTCTGGAAGTTCTGGAATGAGGCAGAGAAAAAACAAAATGGTTTTGAACACATGTTCATACCTTACTATGAGATACCAGGAAGAGATGAGAAGTGGTTAGAAGAACAAAAAGGATTGTTAGGTG